CTAACCCAGCATTGGTTGGTGTAAATATCCTATGATATAAGCCACTAACATCTGCATCCGTAAGCCTAATAGCAGGTTGTGCCGTAGTACCAGATAACTCAAGCAAGTCGCTAGGACTAGTAGTACCAATACCAACATTGCCTGATGTATCAACAGTTATTCTGTTGCTTCCTGCTGTGGTGTCTTGTAGGAAATAATAACCAGTAGAGGATGAAACAATATGCTTCCACTCTCTACTTGTAGTCCCTCCAGTTGTCCCTAGCTGAATAATTCCTGAAGCACTACTGCCTTGAACGTGTAATAATGAGGCAGGACTACTAGTACCAATACCGACATTGCCTGAAGAGTCAATGCGCATTGCTTCTGAAGCATTAGTTATAAATTTTAATCTGTCAGCAGCACCAGAACCTTGTATGTAAGTTGTTCCGTCACCAAAGCTATAGTTGTTGTCATCATCAATGCTGACTCCACCAGTAACGTCTATGCCTGTGGAGGTTGTGGAAAACTTAACTGCATTGTCATAGTAGAGGTCAACAGAACCATCTGCTGTGAATTGCCCAATGACTTCACCTGTGTATTTTTGTATAGACGTAGCAGCATTAGCGCGAATAATTAAATTACCCGTACCTGTATCATCTATGCGGCTATGCGACCCATCGTGATAAATCTCTAGGTCATTGCTTGCGCCAAACGTAGCCTTCTCATTATCACCAAGAGACAAGCCATCAGCAGTCACTGTGCCTGTGAAGGTTGGGGAGGCTAGTGGGGCTTTGGTATCTAACTGAGTCTGGATGTTAGACGTAACGCCATCTGTGTAATTAAGCTCTGCGGCGGTAGCTGTGACACCTAAAGAAGCTATTACAGTGTTACCAGACTCTGCAACCCATGTAGTTCCATTGCCTACTATAAAATTACCATCAGAAGGCGTAAGAGCTGCAATTGCTGTCAGATCTGCATCAGAATCTTGTAGTGCATCTAGCTGAGTTTGAATATTAGAGGTTACACCATCAAGATAATTTATTTCTATAGTAGTTGCAGTTACACCATCTAATAAATTTAATTCAGCAGCAGTAGAAGTAATAGCTGTGCCATTAATTGATAGTGTAGAGAAATTACCTGTAGATGCAGTAGTAGAACCTATAGCAGTACTATCAATTGTACCGCCATTAATATCAGCAGTATCTGCTACAAGACTATCAATATTTGCTGTGCCATCTATATATAGATCTTGCCACTCAGAACCTACAGCACCTAAGCTATAAGTACCATCAGCACTTGGTAAAAGATTAGAAGCTACATCAGCACTAAAAGCTACAGTATCAGTTGCAGCATCACCAAACGTAAGATTACCTGCAATAGTAGCGTTCCCAGTTACAGTAAGATTGCCGCCTATAGCTACATTACCAGTTGTAGTAACTGCGTCTATATAGGCATTTGCCCAATAAGTAGAGCCGTCCCCAAGATCGTAAGTACTGTCAGCACTGGGTAAAATATTTGATGAAACGTCAGCGGTAAATGTGACTGTATCTGTTGCGGCGTTTCCAAGAATGGTATTTCCTTCAACAGATAAAGCACCGCTAAGTGTAGTATCACCAGAAGCGGTAAGAGTTGTAAACGCTCCGGTACTAGCACTAGTAGCACCAATTGTAGTCCCATCAATAGTTCCAGCATTTATATCTACCGTGTCAGCTACTAAGCTATCAATGTTAGCTGTACCATCAAGGTATAAGTCTTTAAACTCTAGCGAGCTTGTTCCTAGATCAATGTCATTGTCTGTAACAGGTACAATAGCTCCATCTTGAATACGTATTTGCTCAGTAGCAACACCACCAACTTCTACATACACTCCCCAACGATTGTTAGTACTATCAACAACTATTTTGTTAAGAAAGTCCTGATCACCAATGGTATGAATATTACCGCCTTCTCCCGCAGTTCCATCATGTTGGTGTCCTGTTGTGCCTGAGCTGGCATAACTAAAAGCGTTTACAAGTTGATTATATTCATCATTAAATAACGCAGCAGTTATCGTATCGCCATCTATAAATGTGCTTTGTCTTGTGTAGCTTGTTCCAGCCATTTTTATCTCCTACCAGAAGGCGTGTAATCTACATATAAACCATTTACCGAATAAGAAGGTTTATTGTCTGATGAAAAAATTTTAAAACTACAAGTATGTCCACTGCCTTGGATGGCTATTCGTGTAAGAGGATCTAAACTTCCTCCAAATAAATCTGTACCAAAAATAGCTGTTCCAAATAATGCTGGAGTTCTTACATCGGTTAAAACATAATCAGAAGGTTGAGGAATAGTTGTGTCTTCATAATTATATCTAACTCTAACAGAAGGTGTTACTTCTCCTTCTGGGCCTAAAGATATTTTAGCATATCTTAATGTTTTTAAAGTTCCTGCATCTCCAAAATCTAAATTTGGTGTTTTATAAGAAGCTGTAATAACTTTTACAGTTTCATTTTGATAAAAATTATTTCCTATATCATGATTATAAATATAACCTAAATTATCGCCATGATATATTTTTTCATTTCCAGAGGCATCAAATCCTGAACTTATTGCAGGAGCCTGAATACCCTGTGTTTCAGACCATTGAAATCCTTGAGGCGTTAATGTTCCTATTACGCCTTTGGCAAAGTTTATATCTGATGATATGCCTGTATAAAATAATCTATACTGGGATTTGTTTCTTAAAACAACACTACTAATAATATAATCAGATATACTAGAAGTTAATGCAGATATTATGGATTGGATCTGACGAGAAGTAGATCCTAATTCTACGTCACCAATACGCTCTGTAGCAGCTACAAGTCTAATACCATCAGGGGCTAAAAATACTACATCACCTGCAATTTCTTGAATGCTATAGCCGCTAAGACATCCTACGTTATTTGTTATTTGAACAACGGTAGTATTTGCGGCATCATTGATATTATCTAAACGATGAATACTATTCTGGCAGAAAATATAAAGCGATCCACGAAAGCTTTTAATTCCTGTAATTCTATCTGAGATACTTACTGAGCCTGAGCCAGTTCCTGTAAAGTCTCTGTCATCATTTGTTTTTGAATAATATAAGGTGCTAGGTGCATTTTCTGTATCTACAACACATAAGTGCTTGTCATGTTCTTCTATAAACTGACCCGCCGCAGGAGTAGAAATTTCTTCGTAGACAAACTTACGTGTAGCTCCAGTACCATCAATATGAAAGTGACCTATCTTATCAGCACCCGTAGCTATACTTAATGCACCATACTCTGAACTAGTATGCCCAGTAGGTGCTTTCATAATAACAAACTGAGCCTGACCTTGATTTGGCCTGTCTAACTCTGTTTGTAAACTTAAATTAGCTTCAGTAACTCCAGCGTGTCCGGTGTCTCTATTTATCTGAAGCCATGTTGTTCCATCTTCAGTGTAATACACAGATGTATCAACACAAACAACAAGCCCAAGAGCATAAGGAATAACGCCTAGTATTCTATTAGCACCTTCAGGTCTAGTATCTCCATAAGGCGTATAACCACTTATGCGTCTATAACCTCCATCCGGATCAACCTCAAAATTTAACAGCTCTTTAGCAAATCCGGGCTGCCTAAGCATTTCAAATTCATTTAGATTGGTATTTAAACCACCCGTACATGATAAACCAAATGCTAAAGACATTAGATAAATACCACCCTATCATCTTTAAAATAAGATGTACTAGGCCCAAGAAGATTTTCTCTCATGCTTCTTAAACCTTTTTTGTAGTCTTCTAATGCAAATGCTGATGCTTGAGGGTTGTCTTTAAACTGATAAAGATAATATCTAGCTTTAGATATAAGAACAGGACTATACAAATCAGGAAAAACTATTTGATCAGAGTAAGAAGATAACTCTGTAGGAAGGTCATAAGCAAAAAACCAAATCTTGTAAGCTTTTTTAGGTATAGGGCTTAGTCCAAATTTACGCCCATCAAGACTACGAATTACTGAGTTAGGCTCACCCCAGTTCTGGGTGTCTGCGTCATCAGCGTTTTCTGTAGTTCTTTTAAAGTCTCTCCATGTATCAATAGTGATATATTGTAAATTTTTAGAAACATATGGCGCAGATTCACCACTAACTCCCACAGTTGTTATATAAAAATTATCCCAATCAATAGCTCCATAGTCTGTTGTTAGGTTATCACTAGCAGCTTTTAATTCGTACCATCTTGTTCCGGCAGTAGTTTCAACAGAAACATTACCAAACATAGGATCTGTAGTACCACTTTCGCCTGTTGCCAAAAAAGGCCACTTAGGTTCTTCATTGACAATATCTAAATAGGCTCTATTAATACAGTCTTTTGCATGAGCCTGTATACCAATAGCTGAAGCAAAATTAGCAGAAGTCAAAACAACTTCATTTAATTCTCTTAGCAGCTCATTCGTTAACTGTAAATAATTTTTAGCCATTATTTTTTATGAACCTTTTGAATTTCAAAGTTAGCAGACTTTGAAGCACCCTTGTGAGGCTTGAAGCCATCTCTAGGGTCTTTCATAAGTTTGTAGCTTTTACCACTTTTCATCCAGTGGTAGCCTTCAGGTGCGTTAACTTTCATGTTAGCAAGGCTTGGCAGTTTTCATAGCACCAGCAACAGAACCACCTTTACTATATTCACGGCGAGCCATTTTGTTACCATCAGCTTTTTTCATTTTATTATAGCCACCCTTCATCATTTTCTTTTTGTCACCATACATCATTTGTTTTCTTCCTCTCTATGATTTACAGGGTTATCAGGATTTCTAAAAATCCTATCGTAGTTTTCGTCAGCTTTTTTCTTGTCTTCGTGTCTATAATATTTAGCACGAATTTTAACTTTGTTGTTTACGTTAAATCTAACGGGGTTTTGTTCGCTTCCAATTTGAGGCATAGCTTAATCCTTAAATTAAAGGGGGCCATATTTCAGACCCCCGATAATCTTAGTCAATACCGTAGAATGCGGATACCAGAGCTTCTGGACGCAGTACCTTAGCACCATAAACATGGAGGCCACGTACAATGTCACCAAAGCTGCTTGGATCACGAATTACTTCAGTGTTAACAATAGTCTGAGCAGTACAGGTAGATGAAATGTGACCAGCCAGACACTTACCAGCAGCATTAGTAGTGCCGGCAATGTTGTTAGTCTTGTACATATCAAATCCACGTAGCTTGCCAGAAGATACCAAACCGTTACGGATTGAACCTTGACCAGCGTTGTAATCTACAGACAGGAGCTTAGAGTTGCTTTGTACAAGCTGCTCATAGAACTCTGGATTTGCAAGGAACCAACGGCCTTCTTCAGGAACATTTTGCTCGTCAAGCAGACGCGCCATGTGTGAAAGAACGTCAATTGGATCATGCTCAGAAGCTCCAAAGCCAATGTCAAGATTACCAGTACCGTCAAAAGTACCAGCAGCAAGGTCAGTAGCACTGTCAGAACCCAGAATGTGATTTGGGTTTGCAGCAGGAACGCCAGCAAACATAGTAGCGATTACGCCTTCGTCAAACGCATCACGCAGAGAGTAAGCAGCAGAAGATGCAGCTACTTCGCGGAAGTTAACGTGAGACATATTGCTCTCAATGTCATCTACGATGAATTTGAAAGCATTCGCAGTATCAACAACCAGAGTTACCTCTTGGTCGGTCAACTTAGTTGAAGTTACGTCCTGACCACGTTCATACTGGTAGACAGTGATGGTAGGTTCTTTGATGATCTTTACAGAATCACCGTAAGCGGAAATCTCCCCGGCATAATCAGTGTTAGTGATTGCCTCGGCTACAGAAGCCTTACGGAAGAAATTCAGTACCGACTTGCTATAAATAGCAGGCAGGAAGAATGAATTGTTCTGTCCCGATACGGAGTTCGCAAAGTTGGCATTGGTATCCGTTGCCGGTTCAAAATATTGATCACTTACGTTATAAGCCATTTTTAATTACCTCAATAAAAGACAAATTATTTCACCACTCGCCCTTCACTGATTGCTTGATTAATTTCGTCTTGATATTTATCAAACTCAGCTACGGACATCTTGGCAATTTCCCGTTCAGTCCATATCTTAGGTTGTTTAGTATCAATGGATTTCGTTTTAGTAGAAACCATATCTGCTGCACTTCCTTGCGATACAGACTTCCTTTTGGTTGGCTGTGCAGTAATATTATTTTCTAGCTTGTACAAATCAATCGCTTTACTAGCTAAACCAGCATTATTAGGATTATTATAAATCCAATCTTGTATTTGATCCGGTTGAGCTTTAGCCCATTCATGAAACTTTTCATCACCACGAATGTCCTCAAAGTCGGGATGCCTTTGACGCAACTCAACTTCGGCTTCTTTCTTGGCTATGTCTGCTTCACGTTGCTTCAGTGAGACTAGCTCTTGGCGTATATCTGCCAGTTGCTGTTCGTTCTGAAAGTGAGCTACGGTTTCTACCGTTTCATACAGATCAGGATTCTTTTTCCTGAAAGCTTCTATCTCTTCAACAGTTTTAGGAGCTTGGTACTGGGGAGCATTTACTTTTGCTTCGGCCAACAGTTCCTGCTCACGCTGTTTAAATTCAGAAACTTTTGTATCATAATGCTTCTTTAGATCGTCATAGCGTTTCTTATAATTTACATCCTTAGACTCTTTCTTTTCAGGGGCTTCAGCTTCTTCGCTGGAGGTGGCCTTAGGAGTCTCTGGTTGAAAGAAAAGACCATCAGCACCCTCTATCTGTCGGGTTTCGCCTTTGTGCCAATCTTTCTTCATGTTATAAGGATTTGCTTCTTGTTCCTCTAGTTTTTCTGCAACAGTCATGTTACTTCTCCAAACGGGGCTTGTTGTCTGCAAGGTAGCCTATCCTAAATGTCTCGTCAGACTGATAGGGGCTTGTTACTTCAAGGTAGCCGTGTTAACGAATACTCGGCATTCTGTTTGCTCCAGCCATTTGACGTTGAATTTTTTCATCGTCAGTCAAACCTGTTTTTTGAGCATCAGAAGGCCGACTCATTAAGCCACCGTCATAAGCGCGTTCAGCATCATCCATCATAACTTGGAGATTGTCAGCACCTATTTGATCGGTAGCTTTTTTAGTGAATACAAACTCGCCGTCAGATAATCTAGCGGGTATTGAGTCTGATACACCAGTTCCGGGGCCTTCAACTTCTCCGGCCCCAGAAAACTCAGAAGCAGTCAACACAACTTTGTCTATAATAGCACTAAGCTGCGGGTCTGCTTCTAAAGCATTCTTTAAATATTCTTGTTCGGTAGGATCAAGTGTTTCATTGATCACATAACCTAAATAGTCTTGCTCCATCTGTTCATCAGGGAGCTGAGAAGCTTTGGCTTCTGCCATTTCTTCGGGCGGTATGTTTGGGTAGGTATCTTGAGGAACTCCTTCTACAGGAACCATCATAGATCCACCATCTGCCATAGCAATCATTCTTTTGTTTGGAGCAGCCATTATACCGCCCATTTGTTTGGCAGCTCTGGCTTTAGCAAAAGCAATTGCAAAGGCTTGCTCTTTAGAAGCAACAGGAGATCCAGATCCAGACTTTAATGTTCCTTCGCCATATTCTTTCATAGTCGTATCAAATTTAGCTTTGTTCACAGTACCACCCGTGTTCCTATATTTACGTGCTGTTGTAGCCGCTTTTTCAGGCTGCTTAGAATGTTGTTTGCCTTTTGCAGTATCTTCTCTTTTCTTTTTTGTGCTTGCTGCATATTCAGAACTAGACATAGCCTTGATAGCTTTTTCAGGCAGATACCTTTCGCCTGTAGCTTCAGAGCCTTGAGTGGAAGGTTTACCGCTTTTGGTTCTCCACTTCTGAGCTGTCCAATCTTTAAGAGACTGCTGAGACTTTTTTAATGCCATTAGATTCTGACTTCTTTACTTTGCAACACTTTTTAAATAATTTATTTTGTTTCTTTTGTGCGTCTAACATCCACTCATCAAACGATACAAGCTTAGACTGCCACGAACTCCAAAACAAACCTTTCACTTGTAACCGCCACCTTTGGCTTTGTATTCTTTAGCAAGCATCTGGGCTTTACGCGCACTCCACTGTCCGGGCTTACCGCCCTTACCAGCAGCTTTAATTTTATTAAAAAGATTCTTTCGCATTGTGGGCTTAGTATAATTACCAGCCTCGTTCACTCTAGATTTAGGTTTAGTCATCAGACTTCTCTATTTCTACTTGTAGCATTTCTTGAACAATTTTTAACTTTTCTTCGGCTGAAGCTACTTGCTCAATTAGCTTATCTACTTCAGCTACTATATCAGGATGTTCTGCAACACCTACTGAGTTACTAGTATAGTTTTCTATATTTACTGCAAGCTTTTTTAATTCTGCTATATATTGGCTAGACAGTGCTTCTAATATAAGTATTACCATTTCATTCTTGGTATTCATTTACACTATCCCGCAACCTCTCTAAGCGTTCCAGAGAATTCACTCTCCCCTGACTGCGGTACATTTCCAGTTCCGATGTTGCCACCGCCAGTACCCGTAACTCCGACATCTTGGCCTTCTGGAGGTAATCCTTCAGGGCCTCCCATATCTCCGGGTTGTTCACTAGCGGCTTGAGCCTCCTGACCAGTGCCTTGTCCAGCATTTTGTAATCCTATGATTCTAGCCATCACAGCGGCTTCTTCTGGATCATTCAATAGTTCTTCTGGGTCAAGTTCTAATGAATAAGCCAGTTCGCTGATAAGCTTGTTGATTTTAATGAATGGTGCGATTGAAGGATTCTGCGCTGTTTGTAGGAACATTGTCAAGCGTTGACTACGTACTTCTTTTTGCATCAGGCTGTTAGTGCCTGTAGCTTTTACTTCTAGATCGCCTTCTATGTTTAACTTCTTATCTAAGAACTGCATATTCCACTGATAATAAGCTTCGCCCAAAGGACGCAACAGAAAATCGTCTAGATTTTTTATAACTGTTTTGATGTTTAGTGAGGCTGCACCTAAAAGCATAGACATACCAGATGCGGTACGTGTCATACTCTGTACGCCTGTTTGACCGTGTGAGTAACTAGGAATACCTGTTTGTTCGTCTGCAAGCTGACGGAACCTGTCAAACATCATCATGTTTTCGTTTGATGTGTTGGGGAACTTCAAACCATTGATAGCTTGTCCGGGTACGCCAGCCTGACGCTTAAAGATTTTGCCCGGATATATCTCCATGCTTTGACCACCAACAAGAGCAGACTCATCAACATCAAATACCAACGAACCTGACAGGGCAAGGTTATCAATAGCCATACGTGCATGACCATTCATAATCTTTTGAGAGTCATCCATGTTCTCAGCAACGCCAATGCCAAAGAAGCTATAAGGATTACGCTCATAAGGAAAAGCATTGTAAGGAATACGATGAGGTGTAAACGGATTAACAACAGCCCTGAGTATATTACCATTACATACCCAAGCATTTATCTGTACTTCGTCTAAGTCATCAGTATCTTCTGGAAGCTCCATGCCGGCTTGTTTGGCATATTCAGCGTCCATAATGCCCCAGTACTCTAAGACTTCGTACTGGCCTGAGCCATAGTCTTCTGAGCGTTGGTCATCTTTTAGTTCGTGTTCGTAATGCTCCGGCTCGTAGTTTGGCCCCATCTGTAGGGTAGCGCGTATAGCATCCTTATCAAAATAAGGCATACGAGCCAAAGCGCGTACCTGCGACTTGTTCATCTTGTGACGATGGAAAGCATATTCACACTCGTCCATGTTAGTCGCGTTAGGATCTGGAAAGAAATCCCATATGCTAACAAACTCTATGCGGGGTACTCGTACTTCTACAGGGTTGTATTCTCGTTGGCCTTCTGCATTTTCTGTCCAACGGTTCAGAGTTTTATTAAAATTAAATGGGCCTTTAACAATACCTGTACCAAACAACGCACATTCAAACAGTGCATTGCGTATCTCGCTAGAACCTTTAGACTCTTCTATCTGATCATGGATAAGCTTTTCCATGCGTCTAGCGGCTTCTTGTGCTGGCTTGGTTTCGTAGAACTGTGGGATGGCCGAGCCACCATCAGTCAACACATCCTTCAGCACAGCATCTATATCTTCTGTTTCTCCCTTATTGTAGGTTGCCCCGGCATTTAAGACCTGTTTTCCGTCACCTGCATACCCTACATCGTAAGGATTAGTTGCGCTAGGCTCCGGGGCTGGCGAGCTAGTCTCAATGCTGGGAACCGGGTTTTGCGTGTCTAGATGAGCGTACTCAGCTACACCCTCCGGCATCTTTGTTTCAGATATTCCAATCGGGAGCTTATTGGAACCAAAGACTACATCAACTAGCTGGCCAAAAGCGGCAAGCACTTTAGTTTTAGTTACTTTTACAAATACTCTAGATTTTTCTGATTCTCTAAACTTATAGTGCTTAGGGTAAAGTCCACGGTAATTATGATAACCAGTTATCCAACGCTTCTCGTCATGATCCCTAGCATCCTTGGCTGACTGATAACGATCATAAATAACGCCAGTAAATTGATTGTGGAGAGATTCTTCAAGGTTAAGTGTCTTACCCTGTTCACCCTCTACATCTTGAAAGTAGACGTTATTAGCGTTATCTGTTATTGAGTTTTTGTCAGCCATACTATTACCTATATCAATAACCAAACTCTGAATCTAAAGGCGTGAATGCCTGTTCACGATGCATATGTCTGATTCTTGTTAGTGGATCGGCTATTCGGGGCCTTGACATTATCAAGTACCTTAACGCATCGTATGCGTGGTCAGGGGCGTGAGTATCCACATCCTCTGGGTTTGACCGATCTAAAGGAATACTTTGAAGTTCACGTATCAGGTTAGGGCAAGTATTAAATATTTGCAGTCGCGGCCTACCGCTTTGTTGTATCTTCAAGTATTCGTGAATTTGTATCTTTCCTTGTATACGGTTCTTGTCAGCTCTTCGTAGCTTGTGGCCTACGCGCATCAAAGACTCGCCTACTGTAGGGCCTGTCGTACCTGTCTTGGCCCATGCTGCTGTATCTAAAACACCGGGTACAGCAAAAGGATCTTGGGCTTCCATTTCGGCTATCATGTTCCCAAGATCTTCGCCCGTAAGTCCTTTACGGTATAATTCTCTATATATAATTAAAGTACCGTCTGTTGGATCAACTGTCCCCCATACACAGGCACTCTCTGACGCATAACCATAGTCAATCCCTTTTATTCGTTCCCATCCTATTGGAATATCAAAAGGAGTAACTACGTGGGCTGCTGTATCAAACTCAGTGAATGCAGCACCCTCTGCGATTTCCCAATTACCTTCTAGTAATTGTTTTCGCTGGATGTCAGGGAGAGCCTTGAGCATCTCCTCATAACGTCCATCTTCAGCCAGATAAGGATTATCATCTAGTCTAGCTGGTATAAACTTTCTTGTTAGACCATCTTCGCCCTTAAAAGATTCGTTAGGCGGTGATGGTAATATATATCGTTTCTTTACCCAATGTGCGCCAACACCACCGGGGTTAGCGGTACATCGCATATAAGGCACAATCTCTGGATCAGTAGTACGTAATCGTGATGCCAGATAATTCCACCCAAACTCTGTCGGCAAGTGGGTAATCTCATCAAAACCTATCCAACTATAGGCTTGACCTTGGTAACGATAGACATCTGCATCTCGTTCCAAGAATCCAAATTCTACTTTAGCCCCTGACGGGAAGTTCCAAAGTTTTTCTACCTCCCGATACTTACAGCCGGGAAAGGCTTTTGGATACAACTCTCGTGACTTGTCTATGAGTTCGCGTAGCTCTGGCATAGACCGTCTTAGTATTAAGGCCCTATGAGAGGCCCTGTGAGCGTATCTGAGAGGATCTATGAGCATGGCATAGGACTTACCACCCCCTGCTGCTCCACCGTACAGTACGTCCCTCTCAGGAGCTGCTAGGAAGTCTGTCTGTGGCCCTGAGTTTGGTTTGAAGATAATATTATCATTAGCTTCTTCCCGTAAGGACTTAGGAACCTTAGACAGAACATCATCAGTAATGACTTTGTTCTTGTTATTATTATCTAGTTTGCTTAGAGTTTCTTTAGAGGCTTTTAGTTTTTCTCGCTGCTGGGAGAGTTTAATGCTTGTACGCTCTGCTTCTTTTTCTTTTTTGCGTACAGCTCTCCGCGCCTGTATCTTTGCTTTCGTTTCTGAATGGTAGTTGTAGCCTCTACCCTTTGAACCCTTAGGTCTACCACCTTTGCGTCTTGGAGTTCCGTCCTTCTTTAGAACGAAATTACCCTCCTCGTCTGTGAGGTAGTTTTCAGGATTTTTCTCCCAATCTTCCATAAATAATATTCTTTAGGCCAACATGACTAATACTTCTACCCGTCATGTGAGTTAACCACTCAGCACCTTCACGCAAAGACATCATGTCTGAAGATACCAATTCTTTTATTTTATCCAAAGATTCTAGTTGCTGCTCTATAGGTTCTAGAGTTTTTTCATCTTCGGATAATCTATATCCAAAAGGTATTGTGCTGCTAGTTCGCCTCATTAGCTTTGGCCGGTAGTATAAATAAACCACCATTCATATTATTATTTACGTCTAGTCTTTCTTGTTTTCCTAGTCCTGTGCGGTCTAGGATGGTTTGTGCAGCCTGAAGACGCATATTAGCCTGTGGGATAGGCTGATCAGAGTGCATAACCTCCACAAGCTTCATAGCGGCTTGGGGTGCTGACTGAGCTAGAATGTTAGAGGCCAGATCTATAATTTCGTGTTTGAGAGCCTTGACTACCTGCCAATGTCCATTCTGGGCGTATCCCGCCAACTCAGCAGCTTTCTTAGGATCACCTCCAGTTTCAACCAGATAGTCCAAGAAATCTTTTTGCTTTACTGTTAATTCTTTACTCATCTTATACTATTATAGCCCTAAATAGAGGTTCTGTCAAGTCTTTTTTAATTTTTTACGAAAATACTTGACAAAATGCTCTGTGGACTGTATAATATACTTTGTACCCTCCGGGTTCATATATAGACAACATCAACAATCCTATCGGATTGAGTACATCCCCTCTAAAGACTTTAAAGTCTCTATGGCCGCAAAAACCCTCCAAGACTCTGAAGTCCCTGTCGCCCTAAACTAGTTAACACTCCCAAGCCTGTGAAATGTATACGTATTAGTATATATATACGTGGGGGGGCTATGGCCTCCTGCCCAGCCCTCTAAAGAACTTTAGAGGGCTGAAAAATCTTAGAGTCTAACTTGTTAGACTCTAAAGCTCTCCAAAACTCCAGAATCTTTAAAGAACTTTAAAGATTCTGCCCCCGAGACTTTGAAGTCTGCCTAGTTTACAAAATCTCAAGAGATTTTGTAAGTCTTCTGAATAAATTTTTAAGACTCAAGAGTCTTTAAAATTCAACAACCTATAGAATATTTAGTAAACTAAATATACTATCCCCGAAGTTTAAAAATCTCAACGTGATCGCGCTACGTGATCATGACGCGCTGCGCGTGATGCAGGGTTTCTTCGCCTGTTTTCCTACGCATTATGCGCACCAAAATCACCCACCAGAAACATTTGACTCCAGAAATCCGATGTGCCTTTAATGGAAATGTCTCAGCGACACCGAGACAAACCAAAAACTCACACACGAAAACTCAAGGAGTTTTACACATGGAAAATTTAGTTATAAATTTTTTAAGAAACTGCGATGAATACTGTGAACGAATGTTTTATTTTGAAGTTCTGAAGCTCAGAACTTACGCTCAGGAGAATCCCAATTGGGATTCTGAAGAAGAAATCAGCGATTTCTTTAGAACTGAAGCTCTTGAGCTTCTTGCTCTGACCGATGAACAAATGGCTTGGTGAATCACCACACACGACTCCAACGGAGTGGTACGCAGTGATTGACCACTCCAGACCCTTAGAGCTTTTTAGTGTCTCTTACGTAGTGAGAGACACTTAAAAGTCTCTTAGCAACACCGACAAACCACAACACAACTTTAAAATCGGAGATTTTACAATGACAAAATCAGTAACTTTGAATGAAATTCAAGCAACTCCTAAGCAGTACTTTGGCCTCGCTGGTAAGTTTGCTTACCAGATCTGCGAATCTCTGGAGATTCCAGAGATCAAGTTTCCAATCATTCGGAAGCGAGTCTTGGGAGTTTTATACTCCCAGTTTCCGGCCTCCTCACTTAGTCGTGGGAAAGCTCAAGAGCTTTTCAACGCAACTAAGGTTCCGGCCTTTCTGACCAAGCAGGTCAAAACCGAGGACATGGTTGAGCCGAAGGCTCCGGTCAAGGTCAAAGCAGTCAAGAAGACTGCCAAGCCCGCAGCGACCAAGGTCGCCAAGAAGGTCACCAAGAAATCACCCGTGAAGAAATCAACGATTTCCAAGCGGGAATTTCAGGAACTCAAGCGAGTCACCAAAGCCCCGGCAAATCAGTCGGCTTTGGAGACACGCATGACCTTCCTTGAAGGTGAGGTGTCTCAGATGTCAG